CAACTGTTGAAGTCTTGTATCTCTAAATTTAGCTGATTCGTTGTTAAATGCTGCCCAAGAAGTAATGATTTGTTCTGTGGTCATAGATTTTGATTTCCAAGGCCATGCGTTTTTAAGCCATTTCAACATTTTTATTAAACCTTTTCTTTTGTGAAATACTCATTTTCAATAAAGTTTCAGGAGAAAATACACGATTAGTCATTTTTTTACGCATGTATTCTTTATGCTCATTAGAATGACTTTTACCAGCAAAAGAAGCTATCCTAGTAGGGATTCCTTTTCTTTTTTTATTGGCTTCAGCAACAGCTTTCCGAGTTTTATCAGGAATTATGCAATTTTTAGCATATTGATTGCCAATCATAAACTCTGAACGCTTTTTCCTGGCTATTTCATAAAGTCTGCTATTCATGTAGGTATTATTGCTTCCCTTCATAATTATTACAGCTCCCCATAATTTTGAATTATTGTAAATATGAGCAAGCAAGACATGAGCAATAAAATGCTCTCTACAAGTTAATTTAACTAAATTTTCTTTTTCATCAGTTCCGCCCATACATTTTGGCAAAACATGATGAATTTCATACTGCTTATTAATCTTGCGATTTTTAGCATTTTCAATTAAAGATTGATAAATTTTGCTGTAATTCATTCGTTTATCCAACACACATCTTGCCACGAAAGAACAAGGTATTTAACGCCATCCTCAACATAAGGAAAGTATTTGAGATACTCCTCGCCTTTGTCATCGTTCATAGTGCCAAATCGAACTCTAGCTCCTATTTGAACAGGCATATCTTCTCTGCGACCACCTAATAATTTCTTTCCAGGGCCTACAGCTATGACTGTACCCATGTTTTCTACTTCTTTGTTATCAACAAAAATAATGCTAGAAAGCTCACGAACATCAGGTTTTACAACAATTTTGTCTGCTAATGGCTTGAGTTTCATGCTTTTCTTGGCCTTCCTGGTTTCTTTTTTGGTTCAGAAATCAATACTGGTTCAGTCATCATTTGAACTATTTGCTCTAAAGCTAGACTTTCAGTCAGTTGCCATTCCCCACACCAATCATCATTTGATTTGTTTTGCACAATAGGAAAACGCTTGCAAATGCCCATTCTTTCCCCAAAAGAAAAAAATCGACATAAATTACAAGTGTCTTTATGCTCTTTTATAGCCACAGTTTCTCCGATTAATTGTGGTTAGAGAACCCCTAGTTTACCTTCACGTGCTAGGGGTTTTCGTTTTACATTGGGTCTTTTTCGTATTTATCTTCTACGCCATAAGCTGTGCGCTTGTGTTCGTAGCAGATACCAGAAGTACGACCAGTATTGAACTCTTTATCAGAGCCAATAGCATCTTCTTTGCCCATTGCTACACCGCCACGAACTGCTTTAGCATGACGTTCGCCTTTAGTATCGGCTGCATCAGCACCTTTTGGAACTACTACACCCTTGGCTGGTACGCCTTTAGTGCTGTTTGGATTAGTTGTTTTGCCCATTGCCATTTCTATTTTCCTTTTGCAAAAGAAGCTACAAATCGTAGCTTTGCTTATTTTGCCTTATCCATTACCCATGTCAAGCATTTTAATTAATCGTATAGCAGCATCAACTGAATCTATTCTGCTAACTGGGCCACCTCGCCAATTTTGCATAAATTTGACCTGAGATTCGGTATAAAGGGCCTTGTTATCTCTTTTTATTTCACAAAGAACGCTGTGCTTTTTGTATCCAATCAAAATATCTGGGCAGCCTTCGCCGACTCTAGTAAGATTTAAAACAGAAGCTCCCAATGCAATAAATGTATGGATTATCTGTTTTTGATTGTCATCAACTCTTTTCTTGTAATAAGTCATTTAATCTTTCTAGCAAATCCATTTCAGAGAAACCCCAATATTTAATAAATCCTTTATGTCCAAGTTGGTGAATACTGGAATCTCCAAGTCTATGATGGTAAGCGCATAAGGGGATGACTGGGGCATTTTTTCGTTTTCCACCAAATCTTCGTATATGGTGCATTTCTGTTGGGGAATCTTCAAGGTTTCTGACTTCTTGTTGTTTGCATAAAATACAACCATATCTCGCCAAGCGAGCATAAACATCCCTTTCTGACTTAGTTGTCATATAAACATATCGCCTTGAGCATAAGCCAAATCTATTCTTTTACAGGCTATTTCAAAATATTTAGGATCTTTTTCTATACCAATAAATGATTTTCCCATTTTGGCGCAAGCTACTCCTGTACTTCCAGATCCCATAAAAGGATCAAATATTAAATTTCCATCAATTTTATCAATGCACCATTGCATTAATGCTATTGGTTTTTGTGTTGGATGTTCTTTACCGCCATCCATATTCATAGGCCTCATACGAAATATTCTGGCAACTTTGTTTAAATTAGTCCAAGCCATTTCTAAATCTGCAAAATCACGACCTTCGTTTTGTTTGTCCCAAGCCAAAAAACAACGAGTTGGTGGTAAATCAAAATAATTTCCACCCCATAAAATTGCTTGATTGCCTTTAGAAACAATGGCATCAATTAATTCTTTAGATGGTGGCTTATCATCCCAGCCAGTATCTTTAAAACCCCTGCTTTTAGATAATCTATGGCTTTTTGTTATAGAAATTCCATAAGGAGGATCTGTAATAACAGCATCAAATTGACTTAATTTAGGCAAAATATCAGCACAATCACCTAAATAAAGAGTTGCATTACCTATTGTTTTTATTATCAAAATAACTCCGTTAAATCAACATATTTAAACAATGATTTAGGAACATCATAATAAGCTTCATGCTTAGTTTCATCACGCATTTCTATGGTTGGAAAGCTTAAAGCCCTTGTTCCTGTGATCCAGTAAGCATGAGTCATATCTTGGTTTAATGCAAAAAACAGCGTTTTAGGTACTTCTAGCATATGTTTTTTTCTTACAGGCACATGGATAGTATCAAAAGGACAATGGGGATTCCAAGATCTAACCTCAACTTCGGCAAACCCTACAGGAACAGAGCCCCTATGAATAATTAAGTCTGTGCCATAAATATCAGGATTATCTAAAGCTGTAAGCCCCCATTTCATAGAAATCCATTCAGCTACCGCAGCTCTAGCTGGTGGATCGTACTTATCATGAAGGGCTTGATCAAACTTTTTAATCCGCATGAGCAATATCTTCTAGCTTTAAAGCAGTTTCTACAAAAGAATTGGCAATTTGATAAGCTGTGGCTTTATCTTGAGCAATCATAGCTTTGTAGTATTCATCTAAAAGACGTTTTGCATCTAAAAATGGTTGGCTAAAATCTTTCATTTACATATTTCCTTGTCTGCGATTAGAAGATAAAGTGCGCCAAATATCAATAATCCGCATTTCATGATTGCGTTCATTGTCTATTTTCTTAAATTGCTTCAAAGCTTCAGTCCAAGCCAATACCGCCTGTGCGTATTTATCGCTTGATAGAGCCTTTGCTTCTCTTTCGGCTACTGTGCCATCAGCTAGTAAAAAAGAATGGCTCTTGGCTTGTTTTAAGCCTTCCTCAAGGTATTTAACTTGACCAGCCCAGGCTGCATGAGATTCGTCTGTAGAAGAAAGCTTAATAAGGGCTTCCTCAACCCTGTTTTCTGTTAATTGTTCAAGATTCATAGCCATTGTCCTTTAATTGTTCCTCTGTTGCCTTTTCGCCATTGTTCTGCCATGTCGAACTGGATTCTATGTAGCCTAGGGGCAAACCCTGAATTAAATAAAAGTTTGCGGATTGCGCCAAGACCTTCCTTATGTCTGATTGCAAGCAAATATCTGACTTCGCATTGATGTCGGTATTTTTCTTCATTCATTGCCCCATTGTTGAGCCATAGCATCAGCAATTCCTTGATAAGTTGTGCTTCTTAATTTCCATCTATCTTCGCTTGGTGGCATTTTATGGATTCTTGCTTCTCTGCCTTCAACAATATTTGTTGACAAAAGTTTAGGCAAACCCTTTAACCATAAGGAAGTTGCTTTAGTTTCTCCATGCCCAAACATCCAAGGTTGCACAACTTGATCTGGTTTTCTGTAAAGGCTAGACATAATGCAAATTGGATTTTCAATGGCAATTTTAGGAATATCAACTTTTGCCAACATCATAAAAAATGATGCGCTGGCTTGCTGTCTGCCATCCATGCGTTTTGCTTGAAAATGTCTAGCACCACTTACTGATAAATTTGTGCATGGTGGATGAGCAATCATTAAATCCCAAGGGTAATCCAATACATCCCTTACATCGCCTTGATAATGAGGCCCAGGCGCATCAGTTGGTAATAAATCGCAGCTCATGGCTTCGTGCCCCCCCCCTAGAAAAGCATCACGCACAACACCAGAGTATTCACAAGCAATAAGGACTCTCATACCACCTTCCTTTTATCCCTAAATTCTTGAACAAACTTCCTCATTTCTTGGTAGCTGTTGAATCTGGCCCTACTCGGATCACCTCCACATTCAATCCTATAAGCAGCTTCAATCTGAGAATCAGTACCTAAAGGCATTAGCTTTTCTTCAAAAGCTTGCTCAATTACCACCTCATCCATCCAATGCTGACCCTTTAGCCAGCGTTCAGGGTCTTTACGGAATTTGTTATCAGGCTTGGCTTTTTTGTCTGCTTTAGCCTTTTCAACAATTTTTTGTAATAAATCGTCTTTGAAGGCTATTTTTGACCATGCCTTTAGTGAATTTGGTTTGCCTACTTTTTTATCATAAGCATCCCAAAATAAATCAAAGCCGATAGGCTGTATGTTTTTTATTGGTTTATGGTTATTGGTTATTGGTTTATGGTTAGCATTGCCTTCGGATTGCGTTGGTATTGCGTTCGCATCAACTTCCTTATGTTTACTGCTCCAGCGAGCCATTGCGGATGCTCTAGCACTAGCTGATTTACCATGAAATTTAGCTATTCCATCCTCGCATCTTTTATGAATATACCCAAATTCAGTCAATTCAAAGAAGTCTGTTAATACGTTTTGAAGCGATTGCTGTTCTTCCGCAGTCCGAACGCTATGCGAACGCATAAGCTTCGCAAGGTCATTGCTTAAAGGAATTTCATCCAAATAATAACTATCTAAAAGTTGCCTATAAATTCCATGCTCAAGCAACGATAGATGAGAAGTATCTTTCCGATAATCCCCAATATTGTGTTGGTAATAGTGCATTTCAGCCCTTCTTAAAAAGATCAGGTCTTAACATTTCTCTTGTTAAACGCAGCTCTGAAAGCTCCTCAATTTGTCGTAAATATTTGAATGGAACCTTAGTAGAGTTCCATAAATAGATTGTCTGGGGCTTAATTCCTAGCTTTTCAGCCAGGTTTATCAGGCTTCCAAATTCAATTTTCAATAAATCAGATGGGTTCATGTATTACTCCTTTTCCGCTATCATATAGCAAAAATATAGAAAAATACACCTATTAGGGAATCCCCCTATAAAAATAATTGAAAAAACCTATTGCAAACCTTAATTTTGGTCTATACTGAAAGCTCTTAAACAAGTGATGAAGGGAATGAAAATGAAAGATGCAATAGGAGTAATAGTTTTAGGGATTGTTCTAGGTGCGATGTTTGCTTATGCTCTTTTAGGAGGGTTTTAATTATGGGAATGAATAGAGCTGATGCTTACTACGAACCTGATGATTACGATGATCGTTCTGATGAAATTGAAGAACGTACCTGGCAACTCTTAAAAGTTGGTGGCAAATTTGACTATAGAACTTCAGAAGCTATTTCTGAAGCTTTAAGTGAAATGGGAGTTGATGATTCTCAAGCTTTGCAAGATGTTATTGATTCAGGTGATTACGAACAATTAGGTAGAAAACTAATCTCAATGGCTTGTGAATACATGGAAGGCCATGCCAAAGAAGTAGCTGAATTTGAAATTAACGATTAAGGAAAAGTGATGACTAAATTTTTAGAACTACGCAAAATCAATGTAAACGAACATACTGAAAAGAAAGGTAAGTTTACTTATTTAAGTTGGTCTTGGGCTGTTGACCAGCTTCTTCAGCAAGATCCTCAAGCTACATGGACTTATGGAGATCCAGTTTACTTTGCTGAAACTTTGATGGTTTTTTGCTCAGTAACGGCTTTTGGCAAAACTATGACAGCTCAAATGCCTGTCATTAATAATCAAAACAAAGCTATTGCTAATCCTGATGCAATGGCAGTAAATACAGCAATGCAACGATGCCTGGTTAAAGCTATAGCCCTTCATGGTTTGGCTTTGTATATCTATTCTGGTGAAGATCTTCCTGATGAAGATATACCTGATTTAACTGTATTAGCAAAAGAATGGGCAACAGAAATCAATGTATGCAAAACCATTGACGATTTAAAAAGAGTTTATGGAACAGCTTATTCTGCTGTAGCTAAAGACAAAAATGCCGTTCAAATAATTGCTAATGCTAAAGATTTGCAAAAA